GAACAGACAGAGTTTCCGCCGTTGTTACCAGATCCAGAGAAGATACCAGATAAGTTTTGTACAGCATCAGTTGATCCGTTTGGTTGACCATTCTGGTCAGCACCTTGTGATCCATCACCAGCGGCACCACCACCGCCGCCACCACCAGCGCCAGCGATAACAGCAGATGGAGTACCAACTGAGGAAGCACCACCGCCTCCACCGCCGCCTCCGCCGCCAGTTCCGTTACCACCATTACCACCAGAAGCGAAACCTACACCACCACTACCAGGATTTCTACCACTACCAGCATTACCGCCACCACCAACGTAAATTCTTAAAGTACCACTGTTACCCTGATTAACATTAGCAATAACTTTTTTACCAGATCCACCATTACCAGCGTGCCAACCGCCACCACCATCACCAGTACCACCAGATCCGCCGCCGCCACCCCAGAGCTCTGCCTGAAGTTGATCTAGTGGCCAAGTGCTTGGGATATTATACGAGTAGAAACTACCAGATGGAGTGGCAAATGTTTCCTCAACTAGATTTGTTCCTGTAAATAATGTTCTAGCACCATCTCCACCAGCGCCACCAATGTAGCTACTAGCGCCACCAGTTCCACCCGCTGAAGGACTACCATTTGTTGCATTATTACCAGGATAAAGCAACTGAACATCAAGTGTAATACCACTTTGAGTATAAGTGGTAGCTGTTGTAAGATTTACTGTTGTACTACCAGCGACTAATCTTGCAGCACCGCCAGTACCACCTGCTCCTCCTCCATTACCACTTGTTCCACCAGTACCACCATCGGCATATAAAGTAAAATTAGTACCACTATAACTGAACTGATAGTATGTACTCCCTCCATTAGTACCATTATTTTCAGTGGTTGCACCACCACCTCCGCCTCCGCCTAGGTATCCAGAAATACCCTCAATAGGTAATTCATCTGCATCTGGTGCTGGAACAGTGTATGATCCTGGCGAAGATTGTTGTGATTTATATACTGTAGTTGTCTGTTCTCCACCAGGAATAATGATAGTTTTACCACCAATTGTATATGAGTTATCAATATCAAATACAGTTGGTGATGGAGTTTGAATAACAGTTGTAGTATCAGCAGGTAAATTACCAGCAATCTTGTAACCTAACTCCAATACAATAGCTTCACTAGAAGATCCAGTTGTTGTAGCAACTAGTCCATTGCCAGTTCTTGCATCATACTTAGTTTTTGCAATAGAGAATGTATTCTCATCAATCACAATTACAAACCAAACAGTATTCGCAGCAAAAGCAATTTGCTGTGACTCATATGTAAATGATGCTTGTGTTGATTGTTCATTAGACTGAACTCTGATCATATTGCCAGTGAATAGATCGTGTCCATTAACTGTAAATATTGTTGATGTAGTGGTTCCAGATATTTGAGCAGCAGTGATAGAAACTGTTTCTTTCTCACCAATACCAGCAACGTTACCAAAAGTAGATAGGTTAGGATCAGTAATAACGTAATCAACAATACCATGAGTGTGGAACAATGGAGATCCACCATTTGGTAAGAAGAAATTGACCTGACCTGTAGAGTTTTTATATCCAACAGAATGGTTATCTGCGAAGAATCCAGCACCTTCAAATGCACCTGCTTCTGGTGCTGTTGATGTTAAAATAGCATGTTCGTGTTCTGGAACAGCAGAAATCATTTTTTCCTGCAGTGGTCCAACAACTAGGGTTACTTCACCATCTAAGGTTCCACCAACAAATTCCTGAACATTAGTATATCCAGAGATAATAATATTTCCAATATCAAATAATGCTTCCTGTTGAGTTTTAGAAAAGAACCATCTACCACCAGTAGCACCAACAGTAGAGATAACATTACCAGATACTGGAGATCCACCACCACTGACTCCACCGCCAGCACCAACTAACTTTCTTGCCTTATAATCAGGCACCTTAAATGTTACCGTACTACTAGTACCAAAGTCTTCTTTATCAAAAGTACCACCAGATCCACCATAATCATCAGATAAAACTTCGTATAATAGTGGATAATCTTGTGCATCGTATTCAGATCCATCACAATACAACCATCCAGGATATTGCATTGCTGGATCAGTAGCAGTTGTAGAAGATGTATTAACAACCTCAACTCTCGCAGTTCCACTGCTTCCTGGTTGTAGAATATACACTACATCACCATCAGAATATCCATATCCTGGGTTCTTGATTGTAACAAAATTGACACTGCCATCTAGATTAGCAGCAACACCAACAGTTAATCCAAATCCTGTACTTGACGCAACTTTAAAAGTGCCAGCAGATCCCAGATCAGTTACATTATAGTATTTACCTGCAGCAATATCACCATTACTTCTAGCAAGTCTAAAACTATTTGCATCAATGTAATCAACATAGAAAGTGAATCCATTCTCAAATGCAACACCACCTTGACCACCTGCAGATAATGTTGCAGTAGCTGCAGCACCATTGCCATTACCACCAACAAATGAAACTTGTGGGAATTGATAACCAACACCACCATCAGTTACAGTAACACCAGTTACTGCACCATTTGCGTCAATAACAGCAGTAAAAGAACCACCAGTGACAGGACCACTACCAGTATCAGTTACCTGAACGAGAGGAGCAGCAGTATATCCAGATCCACCATTAGTAACTGCAATTGTAGCAATAGATCCACCTAATGCCGTTTTATTTGGTTGCTGATCTGCCTGAACTACTGTTAGTTTATCACCCTCAATAAAAGGATGACCAGTGAAATTAATTTGTTCTGAAGATACAGAGAAATTACCAGGAGCAAATGTTAATGTAACTGGACCAGTAGGATATCCAGCTACAGTTCCTAGATCAGTGGTATATCCTGATCCCCCACCCGCACCAGCAACAACAGAACCTAGACTAATAACAACACCATTATCAGTGATCTTATCATCATCTGCCTTAAAAATAGGCACAATGGCACCGATTGGCATTGTCGTGTTGCCAAAAGTAGATTTATCTGTCAGAAAGTTAGAACGAATATTTCTTGGCATCTTAGGTCTTAATTAGGTAATCTACCATGATGAAGGGAGCGATGAGACTGTCTATCTTGGTATCAGTTTCTGCTTGAATATTAACAGAAGCTTCCATACCATCAGTAGAAATAAATGTCTCTGGTATATTTAACTCATAATTGGTCAATCCTGTGGTGTAGGAGATGGTATGTGTATGTTCTGTAGGATCATCTTCATAATCAAATGCCTCTGTTGTCTCTACAATGTTTGAGATCTGAGGATATGCAATAGATGCTGCATTATCTACAGATGTATCAAATGGAAGCATATCATGCAACGAAGTGTTGTGAGCATATCCAGCAGCATCAGATGAGTTTGCAAAAGATGTAGTATCTACTCTCACACTAAATGCATTTGCACCAGCAGAACTAATAGCATAACCACCAACATCTGGGAATGTTAAAATATCACCAGGAGAATATCCACTACCAGTGCTAACCCAAGCAATAATCTTATATCTAGTATTGTTGGGGTTTCCACCAGCTCCAGGATATGCTTCAAATCTGACAGTAGCACGAGCACCAGTGCCAGTTCCACCATTTAAATCAACATCACCTTGAGCAAAATCAGACAAATTAGACCATAGTGCTGATCCATAGTTTGATAATGCCCACTGTCCTAAACCTTTTCCATAATATCCAGCACCATTGGTAGTCTGATAATTTTCATACAACGAAAAACCTTGAATAGCACCACCACTACTACCTGCTGTAGTTGGGATATTATCGTTTGAAACACCACTAGCACCCTCAACATAGTTTGCAGCAACAGTTCTAGAACTGCTAGCACATGCCATTTCCACAGTAATGAAGAGAATTGTTTGGAAACAAGGTCCTTCTGGTGTAGTATCTACAGCATAAGATTTTCCTGTTGGAACCAAACAGTTGTTGATAAATCCACCACAAGATCCTTTACAAATACCATAATACTCAAACGATGCACCGAAACTAGATGAGATATATGCACCAGTTGCCCAAGTTTCAGACTG